CCCTATACTTGGCATAAAGATGGTGATGTTATGTCAGGTTCTAGTATATCTGCCTTCTCAGGTAGTGTAGTAGATAAACCTACATTCTTCGCTAGTGGAGGTAATGTAATGGGAGAAGCAGGCCCAGAAGCTATTCTACCCTTGAAGAGAAACTCTAAAGGTAAGTTAGGTGTTAGCGTAGATAATACTGGACAGGGAGGCTCTGGAGGTGGTATAATAATTCAAAATCTTTCAGTATCAGTACAAGAGAAAGATGGTACTACTTCTGCTGAACAAGCTAAACTTATAGGTGAAGCTATCAAGTCACAACTTAAAGGTTTAATACAACAGGAGTTAGTTGTATCTAAAAGATCAGGTGGATTATTAAATCCAACAGCTATGGCCGCTACATTCTAGGATAACTTATGACAGCTCCAGTACTACCCCTAACAAATAGAATAACCTCTAGTTCCTCTAAGAGTACTAAGAATAGAATCTTAGAAGCTCAGTTTGGTAATGGATATAGACAAGCGGCTAATGATGGTATTAATTCCTCGATAGATACATGGAGTTTACAATTTGCTCCTCTATCTGGAACTAATCTAACTACTATGCAGACATTTCTATCTACTGTAGGGGTTACAGTTTGGTTTACTTGGACTCCTCTTGGGGAATCTACAAGTAAGAAATGGAGGATAGATAAAGATAGTGTTAAAGCTAATATGATTAATACTACAACTTATATCTATAATTTCTCCATAACCCAATGCTTTGATCTAGGAACCTAATATGTCAGATATAACTATTGAAGGGAATAAGCTATCACCAGATAGTTATGTAGAACTCTTTGACTTCGATGCTTCTTATATCGGAGGTACTATGAGTTATTATACAAATACCCCTACTGGTGGTGGAATTACTCCTTTAATATGGAGGGCTAATGCTTATTACCCACTACCATTTGAAATATCTGGAGTAGAATCTAGGGGAGATGGTACGGCACAAGCAAGACCTCAGATAGCTGTATCTAACGTAGATCAGTTTCTTATGGCAGCTATACTAAGTTTAGGAGATTTAGTTGGTATGAGAGTAACTAGATGGAGGACTTTCTATAAATACTTAGACGCAGCTAATACTCCAGTTCCATCTTCCCCTAATACTCTTATGTACTTCCCATTAGAAACATGGATAATAACTAAGAAAGTTGCTCAGTCTAAGAATGGTATACAACTTGAAATGTCTTCTCCACTAGATAGACCAGGACTTAGATTGCCTAAGAAACAAATACTTCGTGATGGTGTAAATGGTTTTCCTGGTGTAGCTAGAGTAAGGGTGAGGTAGTTATGAAAAATATAGAGTACTTCAAGGAACATATATTATCATGCTACCCACAAGAAGGTTGTGGAGTTATTATAGAAGATATATTCTACCCTATAACTAATACTCATGAAGAGCCCTCAAATAATTTTATGTTCTCTCAAGAAGATACAGTAAGTCTTCTTGATAAAACTTATTCAGTTATACATTCACATTGTATGGATAGATTTACCTCTGACCCTAGAACACCTTCTTATGAGGATATGTTAGGTAGAGATAATACTCAAGTACCTTGGGGAATAGTACATTGTGATGGGGAAACTGTTACAGATATACTATATTTCGGAGATATAAATAAAGAAGACCTTATTGGTAGAAGTTATATAAACAATGTCTTTGATTGCTTTACTATAGCTAGAGATTTCTTCTATAAGGAGTTCCAAGTAGATATAGGACTACATCCTCGTCCTGCTGAATGGGAAGAGTGGAATCCACATTATATAAGTAGGACATACTCTAAGTTAGGTTTTAAAGATGTTTTAGGAAAACCTGAGTACGGTGATGTACTTTTATTTTCAATTGCTAGTAGACAAATTAATCATATTGGTATATACTTAGACGATAATAAATTCATTCACCATTTACACAATAGAAAAAGTTGTGAAGATTCTATAAGTAAATGGTCTAATCATCTAGTTAAAACTATCAGACTTGTTAGGAATAATAACGATGGAAAAGAAGTTATATAAGGTTTACTTTCATGGTAAACTTGCTAAAGACTTTGGTAAAGGGGAATTTGAAGTAGTAGGGATACATCTAAAAGATATATTCTCAGGACTTGTTTCTCGTTTTGGTCAAGGTTTCCAAGATACAATAATTAATGGTTCATGGCATATAACTGCTGGAAAACTTATATCTAAAAAATTAACTCCTGATGATAACTTCCTATCAGAAGAATTAGTAGACTTTCCTATAGACTCAGAAGAACTACATGTATTTCCGGCAATCCTCGGTGCAGGTGGTAAAGGTATTGGTCAAATTATTCTTGGTGTTGTGCTTATAGTTATTGCTGTAGTTGTCTTTATCTTCGCCCCACCAGCTGGAGCAGCTATAGCAGGTGCAGGAGCTGGAGCAGGTGCAGCTGGAGGACTTGTAACTGTTGGTACTGCTGTATCTTTAGGTCTAGCTGGCGTAATGTCTTTAGCAGGTGGAGTTATGGCAATGCTAACTAAGAGTCCTTCTATGGGAGACTATGCTTCAGCTTCTCCAGTAGACCAACGAGCTTCTTTTCTTTATAATGGTGCAGTTAATAACACAGAACAAGGAGTACCAGTTCCTTTAGTTTATGGTAGACATTTAACTGGCTCAACTGTTATTAGTGCAGGTATGGATGTGGAACAAATATAATGGAAAGATACTACTTTGATGATTATAGAACTTTCCAAGAGATACTTGAAGTTCCTGTTGAAGTTATATCAGGTGCTGGGGGAGGTGGATGTTTCCCTGCTGGTACTTTAGTTAGAACTGCTCATGGCTCTAAACCTATAGATAAATGTATCGTAGGAGATATGCTACTAGGTTATGATAGGTTCGGGGAGATTGACTTCTCAGTTATATCATCCTTACATATACATAAAAGATATACCTATCCTGATGACTTATATTTCATACAATCTAATGAACTATCTTTATTTCCTTTTGGTATAACAGGTAATCATGCAGTTTTTGATATAAAATCCAATGAACATAAACAAATATCTGAATTTATAGTAGGAGATAAACTTCTAACTCTTGAAGGAGTAGAAGTAGAAATAACCTCTATCTCTATAACCTCTAATGAAGACTTACCCTCAGACCTTTCAGTATATAATCTATCTATCGAACCTCAACATACTTTCTTAGTAGGTTCTGATGATGCTTGGATAAGAGTACATAATGGTGGGGGTGGTGGTAAGAGTGGAGGTACAGCTCATGTAGCTCAAGAAGCTCCTAATACTCTTAGAAGTTCTTCTATAGCTAAGGTTCTTGAAGTTCTATCTCATGGACCAGTATCTGGAGTAGTTGGGGGAGCTAAAGGAGTTTACTTTAATAATACTGTATTACAAAACCCAGATAACTCATATAACTTTGATGGAGTTACCTTTAATGAAAGAACTGGTACATCTTCCCAAACCTTTATACCTGGATTTAATGCTACTGAAGCAGAGGTACTTCTTGCTGGTACTGTTGTTACCTTTGCAACTCCAGTAGTTGAACAACTTCCAGATACTAATATATCTGTATGTAGGGTAACTATAAGACTTAATGAAGGATTATGGAGACAAGATACATCTAATGGGGATTTAAATGGTTATTCTATAAGATACCAAATATTGTATAAAACAACTCTTGCAGGAACATATACAGTTGCAATTGATAAAACTATATCTGATAAAGCAACAACCCCTTATGAGGTAGCTCATAGAATATCTGCCCCAGCTGGAAGTGTTATACATTCAGTTAAAGTAGTTAGAGTAAGTGCTGATGATGCTTCTTCTGCAACTAAATCTATTATATCATTTCCTAGACTTACCGAGATTATAGAGGAAGTTAAAACTTATAATAGTATAGCTTTATCTGGTATAACTATTCCTGCAAGTTCTGTAGGTAATCAAATTCCAGTTAGAGCTTATGATCTTGCTGGTCTTAATGTTAAGATACCTAATAATTATAACCCAGTTACAAGGGTTTATTCTGGAACTTACTGGAGTGGAGCTTTTGCTACTGGTACAGCTTGGACTGATAACCCAGCATGGGTATTATATAGTCTTATAACTAATGGAGCTTTTGGTATGGCTACATTCTTAACTCAAACAGTTGATGTAGATATATTTAGCTTCTATGAGGCAGCTATGTATAATGACTGCGTAACTTGGAATGGTTCGGCCTACACAACTACGTTAATCTCTGATGGTAATGGTGGTACTGAGGTAAGATATAAGTTCAATGCAGTTATAGCAACACAAAGTGATGCTTGGCAACTTCTACATGCAGTTGCATCTAATATGCGTGCTTTGCTTGTAATGAAAGGTACACAGATTTCATTACTACAGGATAGACCAAAAGTTAGTACTAAGATTATAACTACCTCTAATGTTATAGAGGGTACTTTTCTATATGCAGGTACAGAAGTAAGTTCTCGTGCTACTGCTATTAACTGTACTTTTAATGACAGATTAGATAGATATTTACCTAGGACTATAAGTGAGCAGGATAATACTGCAATATCTAAATATGGGTATATAGTTAAAGATATAGTTGCCTATGGTTGTGTTGATGAAAGTCAAGCAAGAAGAATGGCTAAGTGGGCATTATATACAGAAATTAATCAGTATGATTCTGTAAGTTTCTCTATGGCTTTAAACATAGTAGATATGGCAGTTGGTCAGGTTATATCTATTCTTGATGAAACTTATATATCATCAACTAATACTTATACCGCAGGGAAGTTAGTTAGTGCTTCTGGTACTACTGTTATCTTAGATAAACCTATTACACTCTCAGCTGGTTTTACCTATACCTTCGGGCTTATGTCATTAGACTATAGCTCAATTATAAGTTATACTGTAACCACTGGAGCTTCAGTAGATATAACTACCTTAACTCTAGGTTCTGCTGTAGCTGCTGGAGATTACACAAATTATGACTACTTCTGCTACTCCACTGGAACCCCTAATCCAGTAGACTTTCTGATTCAATCTATAACAGAAAGTTCTCATGGTATTTATTCTATAACTTGTATAAAATATGATGCTAATAAGTATGCGGCAGTAGAAGCTGGTCTAGTTGCAGTACCACCAACTTATAATGCTCCATTTGCATCTTCTATATCAGCTGTTTCTAATATAACTTTTAACGAAGTTTATATGAATGATGGTATAGCAAGTAATAACTATATAGGAGTTAGCTGGCTCTGGGATAGTATAGCTAAACCTATAACTTCTATAACTCATGTAGGAGCTGTAGCAACTGTAACAGCTACTGCTCATGGATACGTCAATGGAAACTCTATCTCAATTTCTGGAATT